CCGCCATTTAAAATAGCCTGATTAGTAACACTCAAAGTACCTGCAGTTACAGTTCCTGTAGTATCAACATCTTGGCTACCAAAGTCTGGGTCAATTTTGCTGCCTGCAATAGCAGCAGCAGCGTCTACGTCTGCATCTACTAGCAATGAAGTTGAGAACAGTCCTGTAGCATCGTTATGAACAAGGCCAACGGTTGCAAAGGCAGATAGAGTTAAACTTCCCGAAGTTTCAATATCTTGACTTCCAAAGTCTGGGTCTATCTTACTACCGGCAATAGCAGCAGCAGCGTCTACATCGGCATCTACCAATAGTCCAGATGACAATACGCCTACAGTTGACTTTACAACTCCGCTCGTGGCTAAGTGGTGTAGCGTGGTTTGTCCGTCGTCTTCAATAGTAACTAAGTTGGTTCCCAGCTCACTTAAAATTTTAACTTCAGAGCCAGTGCCGGCAATACCGCGAATGATTAAACCATTAACGGCGTCTTTATAGAAATTGCTTCCGCCGCCCGCTTCAGCGCCAGTTACTTTGAGGGAGGCTGCGTCTAAATGGCCGGTTGTCGTAATATCTTGACTTCCAAAGTCTGGGTCAATTTTGCTACCTGCAATAGCAGCAGCGCCGTCAACATCAGCGTCAACAATCAAAGAGGAGTTTATGTCTCCGTCTGAGTCTAAGTGAGCAATACCTGTACTTAAGGATGAAATCTTTATGGCATTAAATTCAACGGAGGCTGTTTTTTGGAGGTCTTGGTCAATAGTCAAGTCTGCATTAAACTTAACTGTGACGTTATTGACTGACTCACTTGTAATAAGTAGAACCTTATTAAGAAGCTGTGGCTTAAGTTCAATAATACCAGCATGTGCAGGAGTTTTAATCTCCCAACTATCACGACTGCCGCCTACGTGGATATAGCCATTCACCAACAAACGAGCGCCCGTAGCAGTCACGACGCCCGTTTCATCAAAAGTGGCGTTAGTTCTTTGGGGGTTGACAACGTCAATGTACGCTGGGTCCACAGTTAATACTTTGAATGTTCCGTTATTTTGACTATTTACAAAGTTAGCTACTCTAGCAAACTCGCCGGCAGTCAGGCCATCAACGCCGCTACCTAAAGGGTCTACAGAATATCTAACTGTGTTACCCGACTGCCAAGTAGCATCTAGTAAGCCAATCAATGCCCCTGCATATTGCTCTTGTACGTAAATGCCTGAGTCTTGTGAATCTTGACCCGAAGAATTAAAGTTAACAATAATGTTCTTATCTTCAGTCACATACTCAACGGGAGTTGTATAAACAGCTCCACTGATATTAACCGTGGAGTTGATACCTCCAAGGTTAACTGTATTAAAACCTGAGCCTGTGGCAATGCTGACAACTTTGTTTGCGCTTCCGGTTAATATAGCCAAGGTGTCATTATTAGACTCAATATCATCAACCAATACACTGCCAGTTGTTGTAATGTTTTGGTTACCAAAATCTGGAACAACTTTAGTGCCCGCAATAGCAGCGGCAGCATCCACATCTGCATCAACAAGTTTTGATGTTGTCAATAGACCAACAGCGTCTGCGTGAACGACACCAGGAGCACCTGCTCCTGCGGCTAACGAAGGAATGATAAGGTCATCAGAACTTACTGGATTGACAATAACGTCAACTCCCGACTCGTTCTGCAGAGTAAAACTAGCAACGGAGCCTGCGTCGCCGCGAACGACTACACCCTTAGCTGAATCTAAAAAGGCAGACGCAGCAGTTGCTGTTCCGCCTGCAGTCAATGTCAACAGAGGAGTTCTAGCGCGAGTAATGAGGGTAACTTCGTCAAACTGAGGGTTACCAAATTCTGACAAGTCTTGAGAAAGACGAATCTTTTGAGCAGCAGGGTCTAGCTCCAAACCGCCCTGAACAACAGGTGCCCAGCCTCCAGGTTCCGCTCCTGTTCTCATAATAAGACGAGTGTGCTGGTCTGCCAACAAAGAGATTACTTCGGGAAGAGTCAAAACGGCAGTACCAAAATCCGTAATATTGGCCGAAGTAAGGATAAGCTCAGCTTCATCAACATTGGCTTGGTAAGTGACTTCGTCGCCTACTTGGTTGGAAGTCCACGTAATTGTTCGAGTATCGGCAAAAAGAAGAAACGGAGGAATAGGCGTTGTTGCCCAGTCAGTCAATAGAGACGTTCCTTGAGCGACGTAAAACCTTTTGTTAACAATATCGTAATACCCTTGACCAACAAATAATGGCACAGACGTAGGGGCTGACGAGCCTATGGTGACACGCAGCTCATGAATATCGTCACCAAGGAGGTCTTTATGAAGTATTTCAGCCATTTTAGCCCCTTAGAGGAGTTTAGGTGCAAAGATATAGAGCTATTTTACAATAGTATTAAAGGTTTTTCCATTATTAGCCGAATAGAATAACATGGGAGCAAGCATTGTTTATTTTTGCTCTTGTGTTGTTTGCTGTTCTTATGTTAGTGTCGCCGTTGCTACCGTTAAATTTAAATGGAGCGTTAAATGACAATGAAAAAACTTAAAGAGGAAAATGAAGCTTTAAAGCTAATTCTTCAGGATGTTATGTGGATGGCGTTTCGTTATGTAGACGGACGGTCTACATACGCTCCCCATATGTTCAACAGGGCAGTTCATGAGCTGGACAGACTAGGATTGTCTCATCTACACGTAGGCGACACTGCATTTCAAAATAGACGTTTTGCAGAAGATGGAATGTTTGGGGAATGGAATCCTGAGTTAAAAAATTTTGTTAAAAAGGAGCAATGATTATGAAAATTGGCATTAAAGGTATTTCTTATAGCGCAACCGAACGTAAGTATCTTGTTAGAATACATAAAGAGTCTAAAAGAGTCTATTTGGGACGGTTTAGTTCCTTGGAGGAAGCTCAGGCTGCTCTACGGGCGCATGAAGGAGGAGAGGAGCAACAAAACTCAAATACACCTATCCTTAATTCACTTAGAGCACAGTTTGCTCCTGCTAAAAAGTCCAATAAAAATAAAGTAGCAGTGGCTAAGCCTACCCCAAAACCTGATGTATTTGTTCTTAATAAGAAGTCACATGTAACAACGAGCAGCAAGTCAAAATCAAAAGTATCTAAAGAGCCGCGCAAAGCAGCTATAATAGATTCTGACGAAGGGCTGCAAATAACTGGATTTGATTTGCGCAAAACTGCAAGCGCCCAAGCGTTTGAGTTAATTCTTAATCACCTACTTGAATTGGCTAACGAAAGGAAGACATCTGTTTTTGATGTAATTGTCCAAGAAGTGGCAAGACTTAGTAAGAAATAAAAAAAAGGGGGGTTTAAACCCCCCTTAATCATTTAAGCTAACCAGCAGTAAATTCTGCATTTTCCAGCAGGGTTTCCGTATCCTGCATAAGTAGCAATCCTATAAACAGCAATCTGGCTGCGAGGCGGAACCAAACACATAGGGCCTGCGTAGTTATTAATAGGCAAGTCCTGTCCTGGAGCCAAACTGAATAAAGGCTGCCATGCACCCGAAGCTGAGTCTGGGTGACGAATCATTACAGCGACTTCTAGGTCTGAATCATTATGAAAGCGCAAGTTGTGAGCTTGGTCTGACAAGTTCATAATAACAAAAGGAGCGCCACTTGTTGCTGCCGTCATCTGAGCTACGGTTGCCTCACCGTAGTCTAACTTTAAGCCAGCAAGTCCGTTGTCAGAAAAAATGTTTGGCATTTCAACTCCTTATTGATTTAAAGCTTTCCAGATATCTTGCATACTGCGAGCATCTCCGCACTTCTTGCAGCGGTTGCTCCATTCACGCGACGCCTTGAACATACGTTCATTGTCGCCACAATTCCAACACTTAACAGAACACACTCCACCCTTTAAAACATCTTCTAAAGACTTTTTCAACTCTTCGAGCTTCTGTTTGAGGCGAATCTCTGGGCGGTGTTTAAAAGACTGAGTTGCGTTTTCGGATTTCATGAACTTCTGTAAGTATTTAGCAGGGGGTGGCTCTGCAGATGATTTCATAAGGTCGTTCATGGGAAACATTTGAGCTTGTGGGTTACAGGGCTTGGCTGTAATAGCAATTGCATCTGCTGAAGATTGTTTGATAATTTTATGTTCCGCCGAGCCTTCTGGCCCTCCGCGTTTCATAATAAGACCTTCAATGGACATACCAATTCTTAGGGGTAAATCAGGATTAGCAGCAGTATACCGAATAAGGGCGGCAGCAGCGTCAGCGTTTGGGTGTCCATCAGCAAGCTCTCCTTCGACATAAAGGTAGGGAACTTTTACCAAGTCCCAACATTTCTTTTGGCGAGGGGTTTCACAGTCTTTTTCAGACATAATCTTTTTGTGGGCAGTAATTCCGCCAACAATACACCAAGCCCCTTTTTGGTCGGAGTTGTGTTCGTCTGTAATCATGCGTAGATTGGATGTATCAATATTAGCAATTTCAATCAGTTCGCCTTGTTTATCGACTGACTGTACTGCGCCTAATCCGAATACCTTCAAACCCATTTGTTAACCCCTATGAAATACTTGTTGTATTTTAACATTGACTAGCACATTTGTCTTTGTTATAGATAATAAAACGGAGAAGTTATGACTAAAGATAATACTTTTGAACCTATATGCGGCCTTATAGGCGAATATAAGAACAACGAAATCACTCTGTCGGGTACGCCAGACGTACTTGCAACTGTTAGAAAACTCCTAACAATTGAAAATAAGGGTGTAATTTCAAAGATTAAGCTACTTAAGCGCCAAAAGCCTTACAACGAAAAGCACGCCATCAAGATTAAGCTAGAACTTGCCCAATTAGAACTAGAGACTAAAGTAGAGTATTACGGCGAAAACGAAGACGGGACTCTCAGTGTGCCCCCTGGGTTCTGGTGGCTAGTCCCTAATATGGAAGGCCATAAAGAAAAAGAAAAAGAACTTAATCTGTCTCCTGTAGGCCCTAAAGTCCCAAGAGATTACCAAGCCGAGGCCGTCAAGACCGCTTTACGCTACAAGAGGGGCTGTATTGTCCTTCCTACAGGAACAGGTAAGTCGATGTGTATTAGTCTACTGAGTCGCGCTCTTATTGAGCGTGGCCTCAGAGTCTTGATTGTTGTCCCTACTATTGAACTTATCTCTCAGATGCTTAAAGACATTAGGCAGATTGCTCCTAAGAGTTGCGGCATCGGTGGCAAGCACAAGTTTAAAGAAGGCGTTGACATTGCCATAGCCACTGTTAATAGCGGCAGAAACTACTCAGACATCTTTGACGCCATCATCATTGACGAAGCTCACCACTCTTCTTCTAATATGTACAAAGAGCTGGCTATCTTTGGAAGTCGAGCTAAAAATATCTACGGCTTTACTGCGACTCCAGTCAGAGCCGACAACCTGGAGTTAGGTTTCCATGGGATTGTCGGGCCTATTGTCTTTCAGAAAGATAGTAAGTGGGCTATTGATAATGAGTTTCTCTGCCCTGTGGCCATTACCTGCCTAACGATTGCTGGACTAGGCAGAATTAGAGAGATGACTCATCAACAGACAGCCTATAAGATGCTTTCTACTCACGAAAAAACACTCCATACGGTGCTTAACTTGGTAAAAAGTGGACTAAACAAGGGCCTTAAGGTCTTGGTGCTGTTTAAAACTGTAGAACCTTCAGCGGAGTTTTGTGAGTATGCGTCTGAAATGGGAATTGCGTGTGAGCCTGCTCATAGTGGTTATCGTAATCCTTTTTATCTATTTAAGGACGGCAAGAAAAACCTATTAGTCTCCAATAGCAGTCTATTAGGAGAAGGCATAGACTTGCCCGATGTTGACTTTATGATTTCTGTTGTCCAGAACTCTGCAGAGGCATTGACTCGGCAGGTTATTGGCCGTGGACTTCGATACAAGAATGGAAAAAAACTAATCTTTATCGACATTACAACGGCTGGGTATGGAGTTTGGAATAGTGACAGTGAAAAGTTCTTTGATATTTTTAAACAGTATGCTAAATCAAGACATAGTGTTTATGAAACAATAACAGACGACATTGTTTATAAGGAATTTTGAGCATGATTGCAGATAAAGTCGTGTATTGTTTGAACTCTGCTGCAGTAGGTGACTTAATAGCGGCAGCTCCTTCATTGAAGTATGCTATTGAGAACTTCCACAGAAGGACTGACGACTATTTAGTTGGCATTTACCCAGACTTTAAAGACTTCTTCCACTTTGTTCCTGAAAACAAAATCGTAGAGGTAACATCTCAATATCCAGCAGGTTACTCAATTAGACACTTGAATATGCTTGGGGTTGGAAACCATGTTTGCAAGCTAACTCCATCTCGCATGAAGTTGACTCACTATGCATCTATTGGGCTATTGGCCCGTGTTCTTGATGACGTTGAGTCTCAGTATATTCCACTTTTGCCAGTAGATGTAAGTCGCTATGGTGTTGATTTTAGTAAATCAGTAATCATTATTACTACCTACAGAGACAAGCAACGTACAATCTTGCCAGACGAAATTACTAAAATTGCCGAGTATGTTCACTCTAAAGGTTTGACTCCTGTTTATGTAGGCAAAAGGGGCGCTATCAGTATTTGGAAAAGCAGTCTTGCTATGAGTGACTTTGAGTACCCTGGGTTTGGAGTAGACCTTAGAGACGATACATCGTTTAGAGAGCTGTCTACCATTATGAGCCAAGCTAAGGCTATTGTGGGCATGGACGGCGGGCCTATGCATATTGCCTGGACTACAAGAACCCCCGTTGTCTGTGGCTTTACAACCATTAAACCCGAACTCCGTATTCCCTACAGAGGTCGTATTCCCACTATTTCCGTAGTGCCTAACATTGCATGTAACTTCTGTGAGTCTGACTGGTCATTAAACTATTGGAATTTTGCTAACTGTCCTCGCAAGATGGAACTTGCCGAGTGTGTTACAAAAATGACTAGCAAAAAGTTTATAGATGCGTTAAATCAATTAAAGATTTGGCGAGGAAACCATGAGTTTTTCGCAACCCCATCGCTATAAGCTAATGATTCCTACATACTGGGCAGGCGGTCAGGATGACTACAGAACAGACGTTATGATGTCTTCTATGCCATCAAGAGATGAGGTGATTGATGCTCTTAGGAAAGCAGATGAGCTAAGCGGCTATTCTGCAGACTATATTGATAGTCTTAGAGTAGAACGCCCTGATGGTTGGTATTACAAAAAAATTCTTATTTACAATAGCTCTAGCCCAAAACCTGAGTGGAAATTTGAACCAGCGCCGTAAGGAGCGATTTATGAACTTAGATACATCAACAACGCCATGGGCGCATGACGAGCTACAGCTTATAGGGGCTGAGCTAGGCGACACCATTGAGATGGCAAATGAAAATGACGAGGCACAAATTGGCTTAATTGTCTCTTTGACAAAGATGGCTATATTTGTATTGACAGAAGGAAACGAAATCCTTAAGTTTGGAAGAATATCTCTATCTAGCGTTGACGGCAAATGGGACATGGTGGGGCTATCTGAAAAAGAAATGCGCATTACGAGAGATAAGTGGACTGAAGTAAAGAACAGAATTAAGACAAAAGCCGACAAGAAGAAAGGCAAAACATGAAAGTTTACTCTAAAGAAGAAATCAATAACCTTGCTGACCACGAAGAAACGGGTAACTATCACCTTGTCATTCACTCTCAAGACCTCGTCAAACTGTCTCAAGCGGTTGCTTATAACGCTCAGCAGGGTAATCCCAAAGGTCTAGAGCCTCTTAGTCAGGTTTGGAAAGACGCTGTCAATAAACATCTAGCTAAGATTTTTACAACTTATCTGAAACAAGAAAAGATTTTGGTCATCAAAAGCAGGGAAGATGACGCCTGATTATCTGACGTTGTAGGTGATTTCTTTAGAGAAGACAATCTTTCCTCGGTTGTCTTCAATTTTTTTTAAAAAATAATAATCTTCCATAAGCCCATTTTTAAACTCAATCCCGTTCTTCACTAGGAACTCTTTTCTGACTGCGCACGAAATTCCAACAAGACAAGCTTGGATATTCTTTAGGTGACTAGGTGGCAACACTTTAGAGTCTTTGTCGTCGTAACTCATCCTAAAAATAATGCAGTCTGCGTCTGGATTAGCGGTTAACTCTGCCGCCAAAGCGTCTACATAATGGGGCCTGAAGCTATCATCGTCATCTAAGAAGCACAGCCAGTCGGTCACAACCAACGGAATAAGTTTATTTCTCACTCCGCCGCCATGGTTAAAACCGCCGCCTACTTTAGTGAGATAGACGTAGGTGATTCTGTTATCCTGAACAGGCTGAGGGGGATTGACTCCGTCAAACCCAACGAGTGAAAGCCATTTAGGATTAGATTGGTTTTGGAGTGACTCTAGAGCCTCTTTAAGAGTCGTTCTGCCAATTGATGGAGTTATAACTGTGACAATACTCATTTTAATTCTCAATCTTAATTTCTTCGCCCTCACTCAATTTTACTAAGGAGCCAAAGTTATCTACTTTGTAGCCTTTAGGAACGTATACGAGGGTGCAGCGGCACCTAAAGTGCCTTAATGGTTGACAATTTTGCCATTCGGCTTTTTTCCTGCCTAAGTTATACCCAGGGGGCCTTAATGCAGTCAGCCTAAAGTATTTTAAAGAACCGTCATCATTACGGCTCCAGTCTTTACACTCTTTAGATACTCTATCGTCTTCAATTGATACGATAGTCACAATAACATCTTTATTAGACGAGCCAGCGTGATGAAGGATTGTCTGACTTGTTGCCACAGCAGACGCCATGCCAACTTCAGTCTTTACAACCAAGTCCCAGTTTGTACTGTAGTCCTTAAATGTGTCTTTAAGGTTTTGTTTGACTTTAGTAAGACTAAGTCTGTGTTCAGCCACTGCCTTGACAGCATCCTTAACAGCTTCTTTCTTTTTTTGAGTCTCTTTAAGGCCCTCGGCCAAGTTGTGAGCAACTCTATGAACATTTGACATGTTCTCGTGATTGTGGTCTGTCACCATATTCTCAAGAGCTGTTAAAGCCTTTGCTTTCATTTCAACTAGACTCTTGTCTATGTATCTAGCTGTTTTTTCTTGAATAAACTTAAATGTGTATTCTAAGAAGGGGTCTTTTTTGGCTTTGATTCGTGGCTTTGGCATCTTAAGGGCTTTGGAAAAGTAGTCATCGTGAGTGTCTACTGCATCAAAGAAACCCTGAAACAAGATGCCTTTAGGTAAGTAAGTCTTTAGCCCCAACTCTTCAACAGCATCTTCAGCTTCTTGGCCAGCGGCCTTACCTAGTAGAGCATACTTTAAAGCCAACATGTACTTTTCAATAATAGGGCCAATAGTCTTATTAAAGTTGACTGTAATTCTTGGGACTTGTTTTTGCCAACTAGACGGAAGGTTAATTGGGTCTAGGGGGTCTTCAGACTTGGCCAGTTTTTCTGTTTTGAGGTGTTTGACGATATCGTCAATCATCCTGTCTACAACAATTTCGTAAGACAAGTTAGCGTTTTTCTCAAGTTGTTTAATAAACTTAAGATGCTGAATGACTTTTAAAACTGGTTTTGTATTTTTAACTATTTTCTTTGTCATGTAAAATCCTAAAATCATTTAGCATTTTGTTTAATAAGTCTTTTAGTTTCCAGTCAGGTTCAATCTTAGCGTGGTGCTCTAGTGTTTTATAGCAGTGCATGGCATTAATGTATAGCGCCCAGATGCCGTCTTCACGAACATCTGGCAATTCTGACTTAAGTTTTTGAATTGCTTCATGCGTCTTCATCTTTTTCGTCTTTCTCTTTCTTTTTCTTCGCCATAGTATTTGAACTCATGCGAATAGGCGTCTCACCTTTCTGAAACTCTTTAACATGTTCGTGCCACTTAGAGCTTAGTCCTGTCAACTGAGTTCTCTTTCCAGACTTATGTAAAGCATGACCGCCTGAAAACCCTTTAGGAGCTTGAATTTTAACCTTCTTCTTGCGCCCAGGTTTGCCTGGCTCTTGGGGGATACCTTCGGCACCAATAACTTCTTCTACCCATGATTCTTGGGTGTAGATGTCGGCAGTGACTTCTGGCATGGCTTCGTAAACAGCTTCTTTGAAGAGCTGTAGATTTTCTGCGTCAACTGCATTAAAGAGTATCTCTCCTGTTCTGTTGACAATATCTTTAACTTCTGCCTCTTGCATGACATTAAGTTGAGCAAGTCGGCGAGCAGAGTCAATAGCCTCTCCGTCTTCATCCATGAATTTCCAAAAACAGTAGTTTGAGTGGAGGTCGTTAACAAAGAATGGGCAGGTGACTTTTTCAGGCTGCCCAGCCTTGATGGCCTCAATTGACTCTACTGCAAGAGGACAAGCAGTTGCCGGAAGCTTATCAAGCTTTCTCGGACAGGTCTGCTGAAACCGCGTCGGTTTCGCCGCCATTGCCGTTCTCCTTAGATTCCATGTAAGATTTGACGGCAGCCATATACTCCTCGTCTTTAGCCAGAAGATATTCGATATGTTCTTTTGACCAATGAGCCAAACCAGCCAACTCATGTAGCTTTTGCCCCATGGACTGGACTTCCATAACAAGGTGGCCGTAAGAGCCAACCATCTCGTCTAGCATCTTAAAAAATTCTTGTTGTTTTTCTTGGTCTTGTTCGACTGAATCTAGATTACTAAGTAAATCAGACATTGTTTGCCTCTCCTTTAGGGTAAGGGTAAACAATGTCTAATGTTTTGTCAATTTGAGGTGGGCTAAAATTAGTTGATTATCTCTTGTTGCCAGCTATGGTGGCATCAAAAGCCTTTTCTCCTTCTTCCAAAGACTTAACGATGGGTGCCAAAAAGCGCATTGCCTCTTCTGCTTTTACTCTGGCTTCTTGGTAGCTAATTAAAACTGGATTTTCTCTGAACTTATTGCCATCTAAGCCGACGTGGGCTTCCCACAAAAAATGCGCAACATCTTCAATTCTTTTAGCAAGAATCTTGCGATGCTCACCTTCTGTTAATGTTTCTCTTACGTCGAATTGTACTTTCTCAATAGTCATAATCATTCTCCTTTTTTAATAAGCCTTAACCTAGCGTGAACTCCAAACGCTGGACTCATTTCTAAACATTCCCAACTAAACTTCTTGGCTAACTCAAACGGGGCAAACGTAAACCCCTTGGCCTCCAAGTATGCCCTATTGAGCTGACAGATGGCTACATCTTCTGCTTTGTGCATAGTAATCTTATCGTCATCTCGTAAAAAATCTTGAAGTCTTTTGCTTCTTAAGGAAAACCCGCCGTTACCGACATTGAAATGTTTGGGAACCCCTTTAAAAAGAACGCTCTCAGGCCAGGGCGCTCCAATGTAATCATATTGGAGAAACTTATTGTCCCACAACTCTGGCTTCCAAACAAACCCATCCCACTGGGCCACTAAGACGTGCTGAGTGTCAAAATAGTTGGCCAAGTCCTTAATCATAAAGTGAGAGTATTCTTCAATAGACTTGATTTGGGGGATTTTGACTACGTGAGTGTCTTGAGTATCAAAGTGAGTCAGAAGCTTGGCCTCCCCAAAGTTGCATGATGCCCTGCAGTGCTCGAATGACAACTTGGCTCTGTCGTAATCAACACTGTCGGCAACAATTAGTGTAACTGTAGGAAGGTTGGGTTTCATTCAATAATCCTAATATGTTTAAATATTCCGCACCCTTGCGGCCTACAAATAATATTTTCTTCGCGTAACCTAAAACATAATTCAGCAACATTATCTTCGTCAAGGGGAATATTAAAGCCAGCTTTCCGTGCGGCTCTATTTAAGTCATCAATTCCAATTACTTTTGTTTTATTTTTAGACAAAATTGTTTTGACCAACTCAACGAGCTGGTCGAGCGTCTCGTTTATTTCCATGAGACGTTAATGTAGGGACGACTGAAGCCTGCCTGAAAGCCAAGCTCGTTCATCTTCTCAATAGCGCCCTTTAGAACTTCTTCCTCTTGAAGATTGGCAAGACGGACACGCTCTTTTTCCATATCTTCCATCTTGTAAGACATATCATAAAGACCACGTTTGGCTGCTACCAAGGCATCCTCAATCAGAATGTCTACAATACGACCAACTAAATCAGCCATACGTTTATCTTTTTGCTCTGGTTGATTAAAACCGTCTGCCATCTCACGAGCCTCTTGCGCTTTACTCATAATTTTTAGAACCTCCACGTTAATTACCGGACACACGCAACAAAACTTTAATTATTCTTCGTCAGTCTTTAAGTCATGAATTCTAAGCCATGATTTCAACATGCTTTCGTGGTTAGTCTTCATAGATTCTTCCCAAGCTTTCTCTAGCTCTACATCTTCAGACTTCTGTTGTTCTTCTGGCTGCTGTTGAGGCTGACCTTGCCCTTGTTGTGGTTGACCTTGTTGTGGCTGTTGACCGCCCTGCGCCATCTGCTGCATCTGAGCCTGTTGAGCCTGGAGCTGCATCTTCTGTCCCTCAAGACCAAGTGCCTGCTGCTGAGCCTGCATTTGTTGCATACCCATTTTTAACTGCTGATAAGATTGGTTAAGGCTAGGGTCAATAATGAAGTCTAATTCTGGACGTTTACTTGCCTCTTCCATTCCAAAGTAGCTTTCCATAAACTTACCATAAGTCATATAGCGGGCTACATTCTGATGGAACAGCGGAGACAGGGGAACATCTCCACCAAATTCAAATTGTCTATTCTTATCAGAGTCACTAAACAAAGAGTTAAGTGTCGCTGTCGTTTGTAGCTCTTGTGCCTGGCGTTGAATAACGCCTTCACGAGTTTCGTTACCAATCCCGAAAGCAGATACCTTATAACGCTTGCGAGCTTCTGGGAAGTTTTGATAGACGGCATCATTGATGTCCTCCACCATAATATCAACTAGAAGTCTTAGGCCGCGCTCCTCACCTTGAACTAGTTCATAGTCACGACTTCCTTGACCCATTCCAGAGTTATCACCAAGTTGACCAAAACCAGCCTCAATTGGAGAAATCTGAAAAGCTGAACAGAGGGCACGGATGACTGTCTGCTCGACCTGCATCCACTCCATGTCTTTGGGAGTCTCGGTGGTTTTGATTAGCTCTAGTTCTACAGGGCCGCCAATCACTGGGATGACGCTGGAGTTATCTGTTCTTGTTGCTAGGTTTTGAATCTCCATCTTAAAAGACTCGATGTCTTCATCAGAGATTTTGACCGATGGGTCAGTTGGCCTAATAACAATCATGCTCTTAGAAAGCTGGCCCTTCACAAACTGATTGCGTAGGTAGCTCAAAGTATGCTGATGAATATAGACCAAGAATAAAGCAAACTCGATTGGCCCCATTGGGTAGCCATTGAGGTCAAGGAATGATTGAACTTGATAATAGACGACTTTGAGGTCTTCGTCTGTAAAGAATCCTGTCTGAACACCATCAACTTCTTGAACGTAAGCAATTGGCTTATTATTAACTGGAGTCTTGTTGTATTCTTCAGCGTCTACCTCTGACTGTTGGGCAATATCTGAGACTGCAGTTACATGAACCCTAGAGCCAAACTTGACTTGCTTAATAGTCTCAATAGGGGTTGGCCTGAAGGCTACAATAGTTCCGTCGGAGTTTAATAAGTTTTGACGAGCGCTACGGCCAAAAGTCAGTAAGGCGCGAGACTGAGCCTGAAAGTAGTCTTTGAGTGAACAAAACTTGAATGTAGGGTCGGACGCTTCGTAAATTTCATTTAAAACTTTTTTGTCCGTTGTGCCGCAATTCAATACCCACTCAAGAATAGCTTTTTTTTCAGCTTCTCGAAGTTTAAGTTCACGTTCAAAAGCGTCTTCGTTTTCAAAATCTTCGCGGCGAATTTCGTCTAAGTCAAGAACGCGCACGCCTTTATCAAATTTAGATTCAGACTGAGCACCAAAGCTAGAAATCTGAGCAACGCGAGTATTGATGATGGCCCCAATGTAAGGGTCAATAAGCGAGAGCTCTTTAAGTTCTGCATCAGAAAGGCGTTTTGGTTCTTTAGAAAGAGAGTCGCCGACCCCCATACGAGTATTAAACCTAGAGCCAAACTTAACTTTAGATTGTTTGTACTTGCGTTTTTTAAAGTCCTCTTCAGCAATCTTTTGCACATCAGACTTACTAAGCATTGTTCTACCAAGGCGTTGTTTAATAATTCCAGCAACGTCATCAATAGAGTTAACATTAATATCTTCGGAAGTGTTTCCTTGAGCTATTTTGATAGTAATTTTTTTTTCGTCTGACATTGAAAATCCCTATTATTAACAAGCAGTTCCGTTCAATCCTGCTGCGCACCACAACCCTTCGACGCTCAAGTTTCCATCGGACAAGTTTCTAACAATAACTTCTGAGCAGCTAATTGCAGCCGCAAATATAGCTGTATCACCTAACAAAGAAAGGTCAAGAACTTTTTCATCAACTACAAGCTGAATAGAACCCTTTGATTTAAGTGCAAAGTAATGGATAGTGTTTGAAAATACTTGAAAACCTTCAGTAATTCCAGACACTGTCTCTGACACGAGGGAAGGAGCTTCGATATCAATATAATCTGCTGATACAAAAATAACCTTGTAAGTTCCTCTGTTGCCGTAGTTAAAAGCAGAAGAGCCAATCTTAAGTACGTCCGTAACTTGAATACCTGTTGAAGAAAATACCTTAAGGATATCAAGGTAGTCAACTCCAAGTAGGACTGCTGTCTCGTTAACGAGAACTCCAGAGTCGTCAACGTCTAGGAAGTTTGAACCTACTCCTACAATTCTAACAGGGATGCCTTGGTTGCCAGCATTGAAGGGAGAAAGAAGACCAATATCGTTGTCTTTCTCTAAAAGAAGAACGTCATTGACTTTAGCGTTAGAGCCAATTGCTCCAGAAAACTGAACACGAGCTACCGTGTCATTAAGGCGAGTAATGTTTACAGTCGTCGTGCTATTGACTGTTAGTGACCTACGAACGCGGAAATGGGGATTAGTTCCATTTCCTGTCCAACGGACACGCCAAGTTGTTTCTTGACTAAGACTGTTGTAGGGCTGAGTCACCTGAATCTCTGTTGTTGAGTCAAGAGAGATTGCCTTGCGCGTAGACGCAACGACTCTTTCTTCTCTAGGGTCAAGAACAACCGAAAACCCCTCTGCAATGTCTAGGGCTAGACCAGAGACATCAAACGCCATAGAGGCTGCAGATGTTGATTTAAGCGGATTTTCAACGGAAGAAGCCGCTGTATTTAAAGACAAGGATAGATAGGACATGTCAAAAAACTCCTATAGTCCTGCCCATTTTACCTCGAACTATGGAGAAAGTCAAGAAGAGAATGCTCGACAATTATAAGACCCTTCTCTTGAGCCAACTCAATCTCTTGCGCCATGGATTGCGTTTTAGCTCCAAAGACCCACAGCTCTGAGCAAGCACTCATGAGCATAAGCCCCATGGCAATACCTTTATCTCTGTTCTTATAATCAGAAAAGTCAAGAATAGGCGAGTACATCACCGCCCAACAGATTGGATTATGACCAATCTGAATGATTTTATTGGATATTTGTTTAAATTGCAAAATAGAGTTAGGGTCACGCCACGGAGCGCAAACGTAGATATTTTTCATTAACAATCCTCGTTGGTTAAACAGCCAATTTAATTTTACAGTAAATTGGAAATCCATACCAACAGACCAACCCAAAACATAAAAAAATTAACAGTGTAATAACTAGCCACTAAAGCGATTGCCGCAAGAACAAAGTTCACGCTACACTCCCACTAACTTACGTTAATATTGTTTCCTGTTTCAACCTCAATTACCTGAATTGCTTCAGGATTTACACCGAGTCCACAGGCTTGAATTCCCGGCAGCAAGCCGGTATTTTTAAGATTAATAGCTGCATTTAAGTCTCTATCAATCTCAAATCCACAATCATTGCATTTATATGTTCTTTCAGCTAATGTCAATTCATCTTTAATACACCCACAATTTGAACATGTTTTGGAGGAGGGAAAAAATCTGTTTGTCACTATAAGTTTACGGCCATACATTTCACATTTACGTGTCAATATAGCCCTAAACATACCAAAACCAACATCACTGATGGCTTTAGCCAGTTTCCGATTTTTCATCATTCCTTTAACATTCAAATCTTCAATAACGATACAGTCATAATTCCGAACAAGCTTGGCCGTCACTTGATGGATTGTATCTAACCTAGATAATCTAACTTTTCTATGTAACTTTTGAACTTTGATTTTTGCTTTTTCTTTATTCTTGCTTTCTTTTTGCCTTCTGGCAAACACTCTTTGTTGTCTTGCTAGCCTTTTTTCTTGTTGTTTTAAATATTTAGGATTTTCTATGACAGTTCCGTCGGACAAAGTAGCTAGAGTTTTAATCCCTAAATCAACTCCGACTGTCTTGCTAGTAGGTTCAAGTTTCTGAATATCAGAAGTATCTACCAAAACAGACACATACCACCTATCAACATCCCTAGAAACTGTGTAATTCATAATTTTTCCAGAATATCTTAATGATTCTGCCATCTTTATAGTTCCATCAATTTTAGGAACTCTAAAATTTTTATTATCAATTAATATATGATTATTAGGAATATAAAAAGAATCCTTGCTCTTCTTTTTGGATTTAAATTTAGGTCTTCCAACTTTTTTGTTTGTTTTCAATGACTTAAAGTAAGACTGAAAAGCTTTGCCTAAATTAAGAATAGCCGGTTGAGAAACACCGATGCTTTCATACAACCAAGGAAATTGTTCTTTTTTAATGGAATTTAATTTTTTATCTAAAGAAAATGCCGTAACCTTTTCTTTATTCTCATAGGCTTTTTGCCATTCATTTAGTGCCCAGTTCCATGCCCATCTAGCAGCCCCACAAGCTTTACGGAGGCCAACTTCTTGTTTAGCATTAGGGTAGATTCTAATTTTATGTGACACAAGCATATTGATCTCCTTTCTTTAATAATATTAGTATTTTAATACGTTTAATACTATTTGTCAACAAATAGGTTACTAGACATTATCCCCTACAATTTCTTATCGGGCTGTCGAAGCTATTCTTTAGTTTTTTCTATGAAAGCTTTAGATGCTTCTTCTCGGACGTTGGGGTTCTTCTTCTTGAAGCTACCAAGGTGGCCAATCTCTAGGTGACAATTATCTTTACCAGGCTTGTCGCATAGCGTTATGAGATTATTAGAGTCTAGCTCTAAAGAAGGGTTTTCGTGGAATGGCTCTATATGGTGAACTTCGAGGTGTTCCGTGCAGCCGCAAGCTGCACAAGAACCGTGAGTTTCCAAAAAAGACTTCCGTAATGACGGCCACTTAGACGAACGCCTAGAGAAAAGCTTGGCTTTTCCCTTAACTACGTCCTTTACGTGGCTAATAATCATGGAGCAGAAGTTGGAGTTGTTGGTAGCTGAACTACCGTTAAAGTATTTTGAAATTTAGTATTTCTTGGCTGTAAAACCGGAATATGATTAAAAGAAACAACATCATAAATTACAGAGCCAGCACCCCTAACACAGTACCCCGCTCCCGCAGCAACATCAAACAAAGTTAAGGTTGTTACAAAAAAAACTCCGCCAGCAGCAACAGAAACTCCGCTGCCGCCTGCAGTTAGGTTGCGGATTAAGGAAGAACTTGTGGATTCTATTGTTCCGGCAGCAACCTGAATGATTTCTGCAGCAGAATTAGTCTCAATACTTGAAAAAGCTACTTGAATTAAGCCGCCGTTGGCCACCAAAGCTTTC